TAGATACGGACGAAGAAAAAACACAGTACACTGAAGCAGTTGTAGTAATAGCTAATGAAAATATTTTGTTAAAAGCGGAAGCTAATCCATACATGATGAATGATCGTCCTGTAGTGGCGTTTCCTTGGGACGTAGTTCCCAGTAAGTTTTGGGGTAGAGGAGTGTGCGAAAAAGGCTACAATAGTCAAAAAGCTCTTGACACAGAACTAAGAGCTAGAATTGACGCACTAAGTTTAACTATTCATCCTATGATGGCTATTGATGCTACAAGGCTTCCCAGAGGAGCTAAACCTGAAATCAGGCCAGGTAAGATGATCTTAACAAATGGTGATCCCCGTGAAGTTCTACAGCCTTTTAATTTTGGACAGGTTAATCAAATTACTTTTGCTCAAGCATCGGCTCTTCAACAAATGGTTCAACAAGCTACTGGAGCCGTTGATTCTGCTGGTATTGCAGGTCAGGTCAATGGAGAGGCTACTGCGGCTGGAATATCTATGTCCCTTGGTGCTATTATTAAGCGGCATAAACGTACCCTGATTAATTTCCAGCAAGCATTTTTATTACCTCTGGTTAAAAAAGCAGCATGTCGATACATGCAGTTTGACCCTGAAAATTACCCAGTTGCTGACTATAAGTTTAATGCGTCCTCAACTTTAGGTATTATTGCCAGAGAGTACGAAGTAACACAGCTAACACAGTTACTTCAAACCATGAAACCAGATTCACCAATGTACCCGTCCCTAGTTCAGTCCATTGTGGAAAACATGAACTTGTCAAACAGGGAAGAACTGTTGGATACATTAAAACAAGCCGCTGAACAGGCACAAATGACTCCTGAACAGCAACAACAGGCACAACAGCAAGCCCAAGCCAAACAACAGGCAGAACTGGAGTTCCAGCAGTCTCAAACAGCAGTCCTTCAGGGACAGGCTCAAGAGTCTAAAGCCAGAGCCAATAAACTGTCCGTTGAAGCTGAATTGGCTCCTGTTGAAACTGAAATTGACCGGATTAAGGCAATTACTACCAATCTTAAATCCGGAGATCAGGACGATAAAGAATTTGAGCGCAGGTTAAAAATTGCTCAGACAATGCTAAAGGAAAAAGAGTTAGATTTAAAAACTCCTGCTCCTCAAGCAAATGGCACTGACCAACCGGACGAGGAAGGCCAGATAATGCAACTGATGAGAGGATTAGAAAATGATGGTAACGCAGAAGGAATTGCAGGACGTAGTGTCTCAGGTCAACCAGAAATTCCAAGAGCAGGACCACCTGTTCCAAGAATTAACTAAACAGATAGGAGAGCTAACTAATGCCAAAGAGTCAAGACCCAAAACTAGCCAGAGCAGGAGTAAGCAAGTACAACACACCTAAAAGAACTCCAGGACATGCTACTAAAAAATTTGTTGTTGTAGCTAAAGAAGGAAACAAAACTAAAACTATACGTTTTGGTGACGCTAATATGTCAATTAAAAAAGACCAGCCAGCCAGACGTAAATCTTTTAGAGCAAGACATAAATGTGATACAAATAAACCAAGTAAACTAACCGCACGATATTGGTCGTGTAAAAACTGGTAAACTAAAGGAGAAACACATGCCTTACGGAAAAGGAACTTATGGAACTAAAAGAGGAAGACCACCAAAGAAGAAAAAAACTAAAAATGTAAAAAAATAACAAAAGACTAGCTTTTTAGTTAAAAATATGTTAAAATAAAGTATACTTGTCCATTTAGGAGAAACAAGTGATAGAAAAAGAGTTAGAAGTCTATTTTAATAATTACTTTGAAATGTTTAGAACACAGGGCTGGAAACAACTCCTTAAGGAATTTTCAGGCAACGTAAAAAACATTAATTCAGTAGAACATGCTAAAGATGAAAAAGACTTATTCTTCAGGAAGGGTCAATTAAACATTGTAGCTAATCTATTAAATTTAGAATCTCAAATTACTGCATCATTTGAAAATGCGGAAACTGAATCCAGTGATCCTGGAGAATCCGAATGATCTTATATGATTTCCGTTGTACTAACGGGCATGAATTTGAAGAGTACGTAGAAGAATCAGTAACACAAAGTAGGTGCAGATGTGGTGCTGATGCAAAACGATTGGTCAGTGGTGGTAATTTTGAACTTGACCCTATTAGCGGAGATTTTCCTTCCGCAACTAAAAAATGGGCAGACAAGCACGAACAAGCCTCAAAGACTAAATCTTAACGGAAGGAAAACTATAGCCCTTCTATAATTTTCTCCATAATCGAGAGACGGAGTATTAATAATGGCAGCAAGACTGATAGATGAGCGTGAGGAAACGGAAGACAAGTTAGCCGAAGGTGAAGAAGTACAATCCTTAGAAGAACAAGAGAATCTACCTACTCAGGAAGAAGCTCAACCGGAAGAGGAAGACGTACCAGCTAAATACCAAGGCAAAAGCCTACAAGATGTAGTCCAGATGCACCAGGAAGCTGAAAAAGCATTAGGAAGACAAAGTGGTGAAGTAGGTGAACTCAGACAGGTCGTAGACCAGTTTATCCAAAGCCAAACACAACTCACACAACCCAACGCACCAAAACAAGAACCGACGGAAGAGGTAGATTTTTTTACCGATCCTGAACAGGCAGTATCAAAAGCTATTGAAAATCATCCCAGTGTTAAACAGACACAGGAATTAAATCAACAGCTTAAAGCTCAAAACGCTTTGTCTCAGTTACAGCAGAAACATCCTGACATTGAAACTATTATGCAAGACCCTAAGTTTGTAGAATGGGTCAAAGGTTCCAAAATCAGGACACAGTTACTTGCTTATGCTGACCAGGCATACGACTTTGATTCCGCTGATGAACTTTTCACAACATGGAAGGAACGTCAACAGGTTGTTAATCAAACAGCCCAGATGGAAAAACAAGGACGTAAAAAAGCGGTTAAAGCAGCCAGTACAGGAAATACAAGAGGCAGTAATTCTGTTTCCAAGAAAATCTATCGTCGTGCCGACATTATTAAACTTATGAGAACTGACCCCGACAGGTATCAGTCACTATCCGAAGAGATATTAACTGCATACAAGGAAGGACGGGTCAGGTAGTCTAAACTAGGAGAAAATTATGGCTACTGCAACTTACCCAGGAGCATCGGGTAATACAGCCAAAACTGAAGCGGATAAGTTTATCCCTGAGATTTGGTCCGATGAAATTATAGCGGCTTATCAAAAGTCACTAAAAATGGCTCCCCTTGTTAAAAGAATGTCCATGAGTGGAAAAAAAGGAGACAAGATTCATATTCCTAAACCCACCCGTGGTGATGCAAACGCAAAAGCGGCTGACACAGCGGTAACAATCATTGCAAACACTGAAGGCGAAATAGACATCGACATAGATCGTCATTTTGAATATTCACGTTTGATTGAAGACATCGTTGAAGTTCAAGCTTTATCCAGCCTACGTCAGTTTTACACTGAAGACGCTGGTTATGCTCTAGCAACCCGAATTGATACTGACCTTGTTAATGCAGCTACAGGTTTTGGAGACGGTACTCGTACTGCTACTCCTGCAAACACTGGAGCTAACTGGGTTAATACTCATTCGTTTTATGTTAATGCCGCTGCAGGACTAGCGACTTATGCCGCTGACACTGTTGCAACAGGTGATAACTTTACTGACCTAGCGTTCCGTGAAGCAATTAAGCTGATGGACGATCAAAATGTTCCTATGGATAATAGGAATCTGATTGTACCCCCTGCCGCCCGTAAATCAATTATGGGTATTGACCGATATGTTAGCTCTGACTTTGTAACAGGCAAAGGCGTAGAGTCTGGACTTATTGGTAACTTGTACGGTGTAGACGTTTATGTCTCTGCTAACTGTCCTATTATTGAAGTAGCTGGTCAAAACAGTGCTTCATCTTTGGACTCCAGAGGATGTTTGTTCTTCCATAAAGACGCTTTAGTCTTGGCAGAACAAGTTAATGTACGTTCACAAACCCAGTATAAGCAGGAATATCTCTCAACCCTATACACAGCGGATTGCTTGTATGGCGTAGAGACTTATCGCCCTGAAGCTGGTTTTATAATTGTTATTGCTGACGAGTAATACAACCTACGGGGGGATTTCGGTCCCCCTTTTATTTTACGGTGGAGCTTTATGGAAAAACCAAAACTTACTCCTTTAAAATTACGTAAAATACTCGACTCCGTTAAACAACAACGAAACAAATCTAAGGAGTCTTTGAATATCATTAATGTTGAATTAAATCAACGCTGCACACAGATAAAGGAATTTTTATTAAAACCTGTTCCTCTGATAGTTGCTCTTGCATTAGGATTATTGATAATACTAATATTAGTAGTTTAAGAGGAATATTTCATGCCATCAACTATTAAATTAAAACATGGCTCTGGTGCGCCATCCGCTTCCGATATTGTTCAAGGAGAACCTGCTTTAGACTTAACCAATAAACGTCTGTACTCAGAGGACGGTAGTGCGAATGTCTTGGAGATAGGAATAAACCCAACGGAATTGACCGTAGACGATGTTGCTATAAATGGTAAAATAATTACCATGACGGGTTCTGCTAGTGACACTGCAACGATAACAGCAGGAACTAACGGAACACTGGACATAGTAACAACTGACGCTGCCGCTGCTGCGGCTAACATTCAAATAACTGCTGATGGTACTGCTGAACTGGCAGGTACTACAGTTACCCTAGATTCCTCCGGTGGCATTACTTTAGACGCTGACGGTGGAACAATTACTTTTGCTGACGCAGGTTCTTCTTTAGGAACTATTACATCGTCAGGTTACAGTGGTAATTCTGCTTCCGCAACTACTGCAACTACAGCTAGTTCTGTTGATGTAGCAAGTTTGTCGGAAATAGCTACTGTAGCTAATGATGATGTTTTTATGGCTGTTGATACATCAGGTGGTGGACTTAAAAAAATTGCTAGAAGTGCTGTTGTTGCAGGACTAGCTACATCTAGTGCAATATCTAATGTAGTAGACGATACCACACCACAGTTAGGTGGCAATCTTGACATGAATGGTAAAGACATTGTTACAACGTCTGATGCTGATCTTGAACTAGCACCTAATGGAACTGGACACGTAACAGTAAAAGGCAATACTAATGCTGGTTCTATACAGTTTAATTGTGAAAGCAATAGTCACGGTCAAATAGTTAAATCTCAACCACATTCAGCAGCAGTAACAAATACAATGTTGCTTCCAGCAGGAAGTAGTTCTACTTTAGTATCTTTGGTATCTACTGACACATTAACAAATAAAACTTTAACATCTCCTAAGATTAATGAAGACGTAGCAGTTACTTCAACGGCTACTGAACTTAATCTTCTTGATGGTGTTACCAGTACAACGGCTGAACTAAACTACTTAGACATTACTACGTTAGGCACGAGTGCAGCGTCTAAAGCTGTCACAGCAGATGCGAATGGCGATGTAATAATTAGTCAGGAATTTAGAGCAGTATCCTACAATGAAACCTATGTAGCTCCTACAAGCTCATCCAACGCTACAACAATAGCATGTGAGTCCGGTAATTACTTTAAGCATACGCTTACAGAAAACACTACGTTTACATTCTCTAATCCTCCTGCAAGCGGAACAGGCTTTTCATTCATACTTCATCTAATTCAGGACTCTAGTGCTAGGACAGTTACATGGCCTAGTGCAGTTGATTGGGCTGGAGGTTCTGCCCCTACTATTAGTACAGGTAACGGAGATGATGACTTTTATGTATTTGCTACCTCAGACGGTGGAACAATCTGGTATGGATTCACTGCTGGACAGGCACTTGCTTAATGAGTAGAACTGCACACAAGTTATTATCTGCATCAGGGAGTAAAGGTGCTTATGAAATAGATCAGTCCTTGATGTTTAATGATGGAGACTCTGCTTATTTAACTAGAACTCCTTCATCTGCTGGAAATTTAAGAACATGGACATTAAGTTTTTGGGTTAAAAGGTCTACGTTAGGTGCACTACAAATACTGTATAGTGCTTCTAATGAAGGTTCAGGAGCTACAGACTTTGGTATTATTTATTTTGATGCAAATGATGCTTTAGGATTTTATTACGATAGTTCTACTATAGCTTTAACTAACAGAAAATTTAGAGATGTTGGAGCTTGGTATCACATTTACATAAAATTGGATACTACTCAAGGAACAGCGTCAGATCGTTGGGCTATTTATATAAATGGCGTACAAGAAACTAGCTTTTCAGAATCAACTACTCCATCTCAAAATACAGATATAGCTTGGAATAACAATATTATACATTATATTGGTAGAACACACGGAGGTCATTATTTTGATGGTTATATTGCAGAGTTTCACAACATTGACGGCACAGCCAAAGCAGTAGGAGATTTTGCAGAAACTGATTCAGAAACAGGACAGTGGATTCCTAAAGAATACACAGGAGGTTCTTACGGTACTACTGGATTTTATTTAAAGTTTGTATCTGGAGCATTAGGGACAGATAGTTCTGGTAGTAGTAATACTTGGACAGCAAATAATCTAGCAAATGCAGATGTCATGCTTGATACGCCTACTAATAATTTTTGTACCTTCAATTCTCTCGATAACGGCAGTACAGTATTAAGTCAAGGTAATTTAAAGTTTGTAAACTCTAGTGGAAACTCAGATACAGGCTGCACAACACAGGTTCCGTATACAGGCAAGTGGTATATGGAACTTAGGTTAACGGCTGTAGATGCAGTATATTTAGGAATATGGACAACTAATTATACTGATACAGATGGCTCCGAAGATTATGGAACAGGAAAACAAATCAATCATACTGGAGGTATAACTGGAGGATCGGCAGGGGGTTATGTTAGTGGTGGTTTTGCAAATGACGATATTCTTTCTATGGCACTAGATTGTGACAATGGAAAAATATGGTGGGCTAAAAATGGGACTTACCCAAATAGTGGTAATCCAGCAACAGGTTCAAATCAAGCACTAACCTTTACTGCTACAGATAGCTATAAAATCCTGATTTATGGAAATTCTGGCACACAAAATGAGATAAATTTTGGACAAAACGGAACATTTAATGGATTGGTAACGGCTCAAGGAAATGCGGATGGTAGTGGCCAGGGTAATTTTTATTATGCACCACCGTCTGGGTTCAAAGCGTTATGCTCTCAAAACCTACCTACGCCAGCAATTAAAAAATCTACAGATCATTTTAATACAGTGCTTTATACAGGTAACGGATCTACACAAAGTATAACTGGGGTTGGACATCAACCCGATTGGGTCTGGATTAAAAATAGAAGTGCAACAGATAATCACAAATGGACAGATGTAGTTCGTGGCGTAACAAAAGAGATAGAAAGCAATTCTAATGATGCAGAAGCAACTAATGCTGATGGGTTAACTGCGTTTGGTTCAGACGGTTTTTCTTTAGGTGATGATGACGAATATAACACGAACACAGAAAATTATGTTTCATGGAACTGGAAGGCTAGTAATTCAAGTTCTTCCAACGAAGACGGCTCTATAAATACTACAGCAACAAGCGCAAACACTACATCAGGATTCAGCGTATCGACTTATACAGGGACAGGAAGCAATGCAACTGTTGGGCATGGGCTTGGTGTAGTACCGTCAGTTATAATTATAAAAAACAGAGGTCAGACAGATGATTGGGCAATTTATTCACGAGGTGATGCAACCGATTATTTGGAGTTAAATACCATTAGTTACAGTCCAATTGCATCTACCGACGATAACACGTATTGGAACGACACAGCTCCAACAAGTTCTGTGTTTACAATTGGTACAGCACACAGCGTCAATGCCAGTTCTGAAACTTATGTAGCGTACTGTTTTGCAAATGTCGAAGGTTTTTTTAAAAGCGGAACCTACGTTGGTAATGGAGAAGCAGAAGACGGCCCATATGTTATTACAGGTTTTTCTCCAGAATTCGTTATACAAAAAGAGACTAGCGAGGCTGGTGGTTCTTGGTTTATGTGGGACAGCAAACGTGAAGTTGGAAATGTAAAAGATGCTGTATTTTGGGCAGATTATGAATCAGCAGAAACAGCACACGCTGAATATGAAATAGATTTTCTTTCTAATGGATTTAAGATTCGTGGAAATAGTGGCGGCACAAACAGCAGTGGGCAAACAAACTTATATATGGCTTGGGCTGAATCACCATTCAAATATGCAACAGCGAGGTAACACATGTATGCAATAGTAAAAGACGGTGCAATTACCGCAACAGGAAACATCAAGCAGTTATTCCCTAATACTTCTTTTGCAGGTGGTGTAGCCAATGCAGACTTTAAAACTGCTGAAAATGTAGAAGACGTTGTTAATGCCGAACAAAAAGACCAAAAATATTATTTTGTAACACAAGGCGATATAGCTCTTGTAGATGGTGTTCCGACACAACAGTATACAAATACTGCTAAACGTCTAGCAGATGAAGATGCTAAAGATGCTGACGGCAATCAACTATATGTTCAAGAGTGGGACGATGATACAGAGGAAATGGTTGACACAAGCACAAAACAAATCAACCAAGGTCTTAAATCTGTTATGACGGAGCAAGTCAAAAACACAGCAAACAAACTATTAGCTTCAACAGATTGGATGGTCGTCAGAAAATACGAGCGTGACGTAGCTATCGGCTCTGGAACTGCAACGTATCGTGCAGCAGTAATAACAGAATGTGCAAGACTTGAAACAGCAATAGCCGATGCAGCCAATGTAGACGCATTAGCAACCGTAA